GTAACGGTATCCCGACATCCCTTGTAATGGTGAGTATGTTCTATCGTTTCCTGTACCAGAAATGGTTCGGTTGTTTGTCTCAGCGATTGACCAGCCATTGAAGCGCCAACCACGAAACAGCACCCGGTTGTCTGTGCTTGAGTCTCCGTTAGTTGTTAGCCCACTACCTGAGAGCTGCGCTGATATCCATGTAGGTACATCGTTTAGGCTTGTGGTTAGTGTGTCGCTTCCGTATGTCGGGTCATTTAGCACCGTAGTGGTTGAGTAGTTTACGAACGTATCTGAAGCCCCATATGAGCCACCAGAAGAACCTACAGTACGAGTACCGCCATCATAGCCAGTAACCACGACATTGAGAGCATCGGGATAGGCTCCCTCCCAAGCTCGTATCCTGCCAGCGATAGACACATTACGATCTAAGCATGATGATGTGCTTATGGTTCCGCTTGCAGATGTCACGATACCGAATCCATCGGTCTCACCAAGTAGACTTAGGCTCCATTCCGTGGCGCTTTGATTATGGAAGGTGTGGGCGTGTGTGATGTCATGTACGGCTGTGCCGTTTACCTTGACAAGGCTCACCGCAAAGTCATGTCGTGAGTTACCGCTACTAAAACCACTCGCAGAAAGCGTAGCCGTGTAGTTTGCGGTTTGCCTTGATGATGCCGCAGCTGACACACTGATTGACCCACCACCAGCAGATAGGCTACAAGCCGCTGTAGCGCCCGATGTGGTCTTCTCATACCAAGTGTAGGAGGTTAGGCTAGGGAAACGTGTAGGTGCGCTAGATGTCGAAAAAGAATCCTCGGCAATATCCCAGAGCTTATCGGTTGATACTGATGCGCTAAAGGTGCCTGCTACCGTCTGGCTAACATCGCGGTATGTAGTGCCACCGGTTTCGCTTCCTGAAGCGAGTACAACATACCCGGTATTCGTTGAGCCGTGTCCGTTGTTGACCGTGATGTTTGCCCTGAGTTGCCATGACCATGCAGAACCTGGGGAAGGTGCAACCACAGTGTCTACTATTGCCAAACTAGCAGAAAAACCAAGATGGCCACCAAAAGTAAAGCCAGTTTGATGCGTGTTGTAATCAGGCTCTAGTGGCTGTACTGCAAATGGATTCCAAATCCTATACTGCACATTCTGGGTATGGCTCATTGTGAGCGTCGATGTACGGGTGCCGTCAAGGTATGGCATTAGGAGCAATCCACCAAACGATATACAGCCCGGCGCACATTGAACAATGGACTCGAACCAGCAGCGACTTCCTGCACAAACTCGATGGTTGGTATCGCAATGATTCGATATTTCCCCTGTTGTGTTACGCCATCCGGCTTGTACAAAGTAATCACATCACCGAGCCATAATGGCCGATTGTTACCACTGAGAATCAGTAGATCGGCTTCAAACTCAATCATAATGCGCCCGGGTGTCAGACGGCTAAAAAGGATAGATGCAGCTGTTTGCACGGCATCAGCCGTTGTTAGGCTCGGGTCGCGATACTGGAAAGGTACCGGTCTACCTCGCCAGTTTCTTGGACGGCTTGCAGGTGGCGTGTCGGCAATCTCTGCTGCGCCATCAATCTGCGTATAAGGTATCCAAGTACCGGTGTTAGGGTCTTGACCGATGACGGTGACCTGTGTACATTCTGGTGGCTCATAATAGCTTGACAGTTTACGGATGACACGCTGAGGCCGTAACGCTTCAGGTACACCAGCCGTAATAGTCGCAGCAATGCTTTGATATAGAGACATGGCAGAAGTGGTAGAAGCAGAATCAACATCAAGCCATCTGTATACATAACCCGCTGTGTCTGGAATCCATCCAGTAATCCACGTAGCGTAATAATCCTGCTTTATCTTTTCAAGATATGAACCAACCGTATCACCATAATCAGGTGCTAACGTGTATTGACCTTTAGAAATGTTTGTCGTATACGGCAGGTCGAGTAATGGCAAGTCACCATAGTAGTAGATGTTGGCATCGTAACCGGCGATGCTCATCAAGTCGATAATAGCATTGATGGCTGAGACACCATCATAAGGTACACATTCAACAATCCATGCAAGGTCAAAGTCGCGGCTTCTATCTTGACCAGCCCAGCGGTACGTTGCCCATTCATATGTTGTGTCACGGTCTAGATATTCAATCTTGGGTGGTTCAAGCGTACCCCTGAAGAGGTCTATATATGTTGGAGTGCTTGCGCCATCACCGAGAGCAATCCTGATTGTTCTATCGCTGGTAATCTGAGGCTGTTGTACGCCAGCATCCACGATCTGCTTTGCGATGGCGCTCACATCACAGGTCGTGCGGCCTTGTTCATCTACAGATAAACTCAATGTCTTAATGTACTGCGTGACATCCACGGTTCCGTCATAGGTGGCTGTATATTCTGGGTCGTAGTATAGGTCTAGACTATATGCCCCATATGTTCCTGTACCAGATCCAGTGATAGCGAGTTTGCCACGTACGAGCTTTATAACTCCATCTGGCGTGTACGTGCTTCCATCGGTTTTTACTACGGTTCCCGTGAAGGTTGTTGAGCCGTTACCTACAAGGTCACCACCATTGAGCTGCGTAAATGTTGCCCCGGTCGGTGGAGCATAACGCAGCTCTTTTATGGCCGTGTACAGAGTTCCGGATTCTTTGTAATAGACTTTTGAAACTTGCACGGTAGCCTGACCAGATGGAACTAGCCAGCTAAACTGGGCATTAGGCAAAATCGTATTTGCGATGAGTGGATTCAAGTCGGTGAAAACGTGACTAAAGTTTGTCCCATTGGTGCTTGTGACTATAATCTCCCGCCGTCTACCGGGGATAATCATGAAGCTTACAAAGTCTGACCGGTGGCTTTTAGGGCTTTGCGTTCCGACGTTGGGAGCGACGTTAGAATCTCCGCGATCATACGAGCCGACGAATACGCCGGATTTGTAAATCAGGGCTTGGCCGTTAGCGGCGAACCAAACCTCAACGCTTCCAGCAGACCCAACACCCCAGCCACACTTTAGAATGATTGACCGGTCGGAATCCTTCAGTCCTGGAACATACATGGAAATATATGCACCGGTGTTAGCGGCCCATGCAGTCGTAAGCGTTGCCCTCTCAGTTACATCCAAAGACTGAAGGTAATAGTCTCCGGTTGCTTTGATTTGAATTTCCTTCCACTTGCTTGATGTGGTTAGGGTATATGCCGACTTTGGAAACCTAGCATAGTTACCGCTGAAGGTTGTAGCCCATTCTGGTGTAACCGGTAGCGGAGCCAGCATCACTGTTAGCGTGGCCGGGTCTTGCCATACATTACTAGAGTAATACATGTCCCACTGAGTACCGTCACCTGCAACGGCTAAACGCCCCTTTTGGGGGCGTGGCTCTGGTACGTCAAACTGCACTAGCAGTGGATGAGTAGAAGACATTAGAACCGCCTCATGTAACCGGGTACACCATTCCTGCGTCCTTCATCTCTGATGGTACGCCGTACGGCTCGTTCAAGGTCTGTACCGGCTGGAATTAAACCATTGCCAAATGTACCTACAACACGTCCAGCTGCGCCAACCTCAGCGGCTGTAAGGCCCATCTGTGCAATAGGACCGCCACCAAGTGTCTGCTTTCTAAGTGTCAACGCGTCTGCACTGTCTTTGGTGTTGTTAGCAATCCGCAGTAGCAAATCGTCTGTATTACCTGCATCGGTCTTTGCAGTATCTGCGATATTTCCATACGGGCCAGTGCCTACAACTCCAGAGGTTGCACTGCTTGTAAGTTTTGCATTACCAATCATCTCTAGAGTTTGCTTGATTGTGCTTTGAACTCGATCACCCATTTTTGACCAAGAAGTGCCGGCCATTATGTCATTAGCCCCGTTATATCCATACTTTTCATCAAGTTGCGACATCTGTGATTTAAAACGTCTGGCTGCTTCTGCATATTGTTCAGGTGTTTTAGGGTCAATTAATTTATTAAATGCAGCACGTTGATTTATATCGGCTACCCGTAATAGTGTAGCTTCTTCGTTATATGCTGCTCGCTTCGGATCTTTAACCCATGGAAATGCATCAGCCATCAAAGCGCGATTTTGATTCATTATGTTATTGAACATAATGCCAATATTTTTGAAGGTGCCTTCTAACATTGCCGGTATCTCAGCAACAAATGCTGCGATTGTTGCAAGTAGTTTGTCTAAACCTTGTTGCATATTCCCATTTCCAAAAGCATTGGCCATATTGGTCATAGGAGACATGAACCGTTCAACCAAAAGATTCAATGCACCACTATTTGTTAGCTTGTCAAGGAATGATGAAAAGTACTCTATAAACGGAGTCAGGATGGTAATCAACTTGCCGCCAATAATACGTAGTGCGCCCTGCCACTTGTCGGTCAATGTAGCCAGTTTAGTTTCAGTGGTTCCGGCTAGCCTATCCATCATGCCCGAGTACTTGGTATCAATAATGCGTATAAGCGCATCGAATGTATCCCTGGTACTTGAAACTAGAGAGCCACCAGCATCAAACTTGATGCCTTCAGCAACAAACATTGATTTGGATAAACCAAACATTGAGAGTTGTTCAATGTCTGGAAAGTTACCAGCCGCTAATCGACCAAACAAATTGACTAGACTTTTGAGGTGTTCTTCATCGGCACCAAAAGCGGCTCCAAGATTTGCCAACCTTGGCAGGATGGCTTCTGTTTTTAGACCAAATGCTTCCAACTGTGTTGCAGCTGTAGCCAGTTGATCAAATGTGAATGGTGAAGGCTCGGCAACCTTACGCACGGTATTTAAAACTTGCGATGCTCTTTGACCACTTCCAGTGATAGCAGTCAGGCGAGCGGACAACGATTCAAAAGCGACTGCCGAATCAAACGCAGACTTGCCAAGCGCACCGAGTCCAACGGCTCCGGCGAGAGTGACAGTAGCAAGACCAGTACCAAGACCGGTAGCGATTGCCGTACCGGCTGATTTAGCACTCGATGCAATCTGGTTTAGCCCGGTCTTAGTTTTATCAAGAGAAGATTGTAACTGTCCCTGACCAGTAACACCGAGCTTTACAACCAGTTCTGCAATCGTCATAGTATGCCCCGCATGGCTTTAGCCATCTCTACCTCTTGCTTTTCAAGGTCTTGACCAATGAAGGCGACTTCAAAGACTTGATCCAGCGTTAGGTCTACTTCTGATGGATGCCGGTGGAGGAACTTGACGCAGTAATATGCGACAACTGCTCCCGCACCGGTTAGTCGTTTTTTGCTTCTTCTACCTTAGCAACGACATCTGTAATCAAAAACTTGTCTACGAATGCTTCGTACACATGGAAGAATGCAAACCGGTTGCTTCGGCTTAGGTCAGCAAGCGCACGTATCGGAGCAATCTCGCCCGGGTCATCTGCATCTGCTACGTAACACTTAGCAATGATGGAAAGGTTTACCAGCATCCCGTGATTCATTTCAGGGTATGCAATCTGCAACGCCTTGAGAGCACTACCATCCGGAAAGATGTCAGCAGCTTTAGGCTGGCGGAAGCGGACAACCGCTCCTTCACCAGCCCATTCGCTGAGATCAACTTCGAGGATTCCGTGATTGGCTTCTGGCTCAACCGCCTTGATGGCTTTGATACCCATTATGCAGATGTCCAAGCGGTTGTAACGCCATTAGCACCTAGCATGATTGTAGCTGTCTCGGAGACCGCCTCACCTGCCGCAATGCTCAGACCTGTAGCGGTTACAACGCCCACAAAAGTCTTCGCGTTCAATGCGCCTGGAGTGATAACGACTTGGCAGTAGTAGCCTTCCTTGTTGAAGAAAACAGGAGAACCATCAGCCTGTTGTGTGCCATCTACAAGGAGTTCGATTTCGAGGGTACCGGATGCTTTGGTAACTTGCATCTTTTTGGTGGTGTCACAAAGTGCCGATACGTCAGCTGTATCTACAGATGTAGATGTACGCACCGACTTAGCCAAACAGGTATATGTGTTGGCCGTGAAGGCTGTCGGGCTACCGTCTTGGAACCCACCAAAAGCGATGGTTACGGTACAGTTTTCACCGACCAAACCGAATGATTTTGTAAATGCCATTGTCTACTCCTACTGCTGGGTCAAGCAGCGATAGACCGCTGTCACCCCATAATCCGTCCTGCCACCATCCGATAAAGCAAAGGTTTGATCCGTTGAAGTCCTACGGACATAAAGCCGTGGAGTCGTGGTTGTCACCTGTTGATTATCCAATAATGTGTCAATGCGAGACATGATGGTTTGAATACCGCTCATGCTCATCGCTCCACTTTCACTATCCCACACGGTCACACGATAGGTAGGAAAGGTAAAAACGCGACTACCGCATAGCGCGTCTTCATCCTCACCGCTTGCCCCAGCTCGACTAAAAACCACGTAGGGAAGTTGTGGAGGTATTCGGCTGATTACATCCACCTGTGGAGCAACGGTATTGTAGATGCCTTGTTGATATCCATCTGGTTGGTTGCTGGTCGATAGCAAGCCTACAAGCGTGGCATCACCGCTTAGAGTTTCATAAATCCACTGTTCAATGACTGCTGGTTCGTATGCCATTATTTACCTCTTAGCACTTGCCCGATGGCTTTTAGAAAAGCCGGTTTTACCTTCATCAGTGCTGGCTGCATAAATGGTCTAGGTGGCACGGTATTCCCACCGCGTGAAGTCCATCCAAGTTCAAGAGCGACTGCGTACTTAGCATCGGCTGTAGCTGTGTATCCCTTTTTACCTGCTGTGATTTCGTACATACCCTTACCTATCGGATGATGCCCGATAGAGTTTCCAAGATTGCCAGAATCACTATTCGGTGGAGTACCAGGAGGACTTGACCAGTGGGGATGTTCCACGACTCCGTAATATTCTTTATACTTGCCGCTAGACATAGCAATGCTCTGCTTTGCGTTGCCTTCCACCTGAGCTGCAAACGTACCCACGACAAAGTTGATTTTATCTAGATTGCGCTTGTATTGATCTAGGGTGGTGGTCTTCAAAGATACAGTTACGCTCACGGGGCCAGTACCTCGATCTCTAAAGGGCCAAAGCGCCTTACAGTAGAGCCAACGGTGAAAGATACCGTGAGCCTAACCATAGCGGCTGTCGGATAAGCCGCAGGATTCAAGACGCTTAGAATGCCTTGTGCGCTGAACTGCTTTGTGAGGGTCACTGAGCCACCACCAAACGAGTAAGCACTACCTGTGTTGATGTTAGTAAATGTTGCCCCAAGAGTTCCGATCGTGATGTCTACCGGGCTTCCCAGCTCGTCTACCAAACGTACCACGTAGGAGTGCCAGTCACCCGTCCAAGCGGATACCTGCACGACCTGCTGAGGGTCTTCGGTCAAGTCAAAGATTATTGCCATCAGATATCCCTCACATAGATCCGCAGTGGGCCAAAGACCTGCGTATCGCTTGCACCCGTTGTGCGTGTAATCGTTGCCGTGTAGGTTCCAGGAGTGTTAGTCACCGTAGTCGTAATCGTAAACTGCGCCCTGCCATCAGCTGCATAGGTTGCCGTACCGCTGTAGGTAGCAACCAGCGTGCCGCCAGAGTTGTAGACCTTAGCCGTTATCGTTGCACCCGTGATGTCGATGGCGCTCAGGTTGTTGTCTACACACTGGATGTCTACGCCGTGCTGTGCGCCCTTCTGGATGTCAAGCGGCATAGGAGTTGCCACGCCATCGGCGATGACTTGATATGGCCCCATACGTACCAGAGCGGATTGTGTAACCGGAGTAACCAGTTCGGCATTGACATACTGGCCGAATGTTCCAGCCGTTGTGTGTGTTGATCGTGTCGCATTCCAGACAGCATCAGCGGATGCGGTATTACCCGCAGTGCTGAGTGTATAGCCCGTCTTGTCGTTGTTTGTGCCAACTGTCACGGCTCCGGTAACGCTTCCGACTGCACCCGTTGTACTGAAGGTCTGGCTAGATGCGAGGCTGTAGCCTGTGAGCTTCTGGCCAGCCTCACCCATAGAATCAGCGGTGTTGTATGCGCTTGCTGTTGCATCCCATACGGCAGATGCTGTCTGTGCTGCCGTCAAGCCACCACTACTTAGTTTGATTGTCATTACCGCGCCGTTAGTACCAGACGCACCTCTTACCACTACAGTCACATCGTCAGCACCAGCAGCCAATGCGGCATCAGGAAGGTCTAAGCGATACACGCCCGGCATGTTGGTTGCGTCAACCTCGGCAAATCCACCAGAAGTCCACGCTTGAGCAATGGTACGGGCTACTAGAGGAATGCTTACAGAAGCAGTCCTTGTGCGGTTGTATCGGGCTGATAGGCCGCTTGTGGAGGCTGTTAGGCCTGTAGCACCTAGGTATAGCTCGATGCTTTGCGATGTTGAGCCAGGAGCGATTGTAATGATAGAGGCGTTGCGCTCGGCTGCAACATAAGGCGCGGTTGGAGGCTGAAAGTTAGTTAATGCCGAGCGCTGAACAGCACCAGCATCAGGAGCGGCCAACCAAGTAACGCCATATAGATCAGACACTGGAGCATTCGTAGCAGTACCAAATCCGATGTTTGCAGCTCCAGCATTTGAACCAAAGAAATCATTTAGTCCATATCCTTGCAAACGTGCATTACCAAAGTCAAGTCCTATCAATCCTCCAGTTGTGGATCCAGTACCGGATACTCCATTAAATCCAAGTGATACTACATAACGATTATATTGAGCGTCAATCGTCCCTGAAGGACTAATATAAAATGAACTATAACCAAGGAATAGACAGTTCTGAAACATCAGTTTATTAGTCGTGTTTGATGTTGCCAGTTGAGCATTTACGTTTGGATGCATAAATGTACAGTTTGAAATTGTACCGCCATTACCAACACCTGATGGTATTGCAAAGTTTGATACAGCACCAGAGCCAGTTGTAGTGAAAATTAAACAGTCATTAATATTAATATTTATGTTGTAAGCTGTCCCACTACCGGTTGTAAATGCAATCCCGTGTTGGCTATTTGCTTGACAAATTACACATTTACTTATTGTCCAGTTGAGCGGTGTCGGACTTACAGATGTTCCATTTACACCCGAAACAATTATACATTTTGTAATTGACCAGCCATAACAAGTAGTGGTTATAATTGCTACAGCAGAGTTAGCTGTATTTCGTTCAAAATATATGTTTGATAACGAAATGTTATTTTTAGACGTAGCGGTTAAACAAGCAGCCGTATTTGACCATTGAACAATCCCACCGCTTACACTTGGAAATCCCTGTGCGTTTAACGGATCTCCAACAATCTGGACTGTACTTGAAGGAGAAGTAAATCCCATTGTGACTGATTCGTTATATGTTCCCGGAGCCACATAGATAATGTCCCCACCAACGATACCAGGATTCGTGCCAGAAGCAGCACCGAGAGCAAAAGCCAAAGTCTGCCAAGGCGTTGTCGGACTAGTACCATTATTTGTGTTCAGTCCAGTTGATTGTGAAACGTAGTAAGTTGCCATTATCTAGCGGTTCCTGCGAGTATTTCTTGAGCCATAATCATAGCAAATTGGCTACTGTATGATTGCTGAAAAGCGGAATCTTGTGTATTCCACCAAGCAAAAACAGACGTGCCGTCAGGCCCAAATGTTGCAAGTACATTGCCTTGAAAATCGCAAATATCACCAAAGACAATCCAATCACCGGGGACGTTAGGATTAGGCTCCAGCCTGTAGTTCTGAATGTTCATTTGCCCACCTTCAGCGCGTTCGCTTGCACACCGCTAAAAGGCATCGTGAGGAACGCAAGTACAGAACTCACCGCAGCGGAGACACCCGCCGCTACCGCCTTGGAGCCGTACAAAGCCAGCACTGCGCCTAGCTCGGTAATATCGTGTGCTTCGGATGTGCGGATGCCATCACCGAATACCGTAGTGAAGGAAGCCACGAAAGCCACGATCACAACGACCACTAACCGCTTGATACTGATGCTGTTCATCTTTGTATGATCGCCTCCAACGCTGAAACCTTGTTTTCAAGTTTGCCGAGTCGCTGTTCGATGCGGCGCACTTCCTGCTGTTGTCCATCGAGCGTGTTGATGATGTGTGCCACCTGAGTCTCCAGGCGCGTCAACCTGACCTGTATAGCAACCCACGCGGCACCAATACTGGTAACGGTTATAAAGGCCTGTATGCCAATGGGAACCCATGCCTCTGCCGTCATGCGAAATGCTCCTTGAGTGATACGTGCTGAATCAGCAAGTTTGTCTGTCCGGCATCTGTGCCAATGACATCGAAATAATGGTTAGGCTCATCATGCAACCTGATGCGATCGTTGGCTTGAATCTGTCGGTCGGCTGGAGCAACGAGATACCAGTTGCATACAACCTTGATGCCTTGGTCTAACAGCATTTCGTTATTACCTTGATTGATCATGCGTCCTAGGAACTCATCGACTTGCCGCCAGTCCTGCGTCTGACCGCCTCTACCGTCCTCTGTGAGCGTCATACGGAGGACAATAACCCGGTCTTGGACAAGGTTACGGACTAGCGCACGGCTTAGGATGCCACGGAGTATCGGAGACATTAAAAGATACTCACCGGTCGGAATCGCTCGGCCATCATGAGAAACTGCGCTTGGAGTTGACTAAGCTTTACGTCGCTCGGCCCTTCCTTGGCATCAATCTCTGTGGCAACCAGTCCAGCCTTTAGCAGCCACACAGCACGGGTAGCAGTGCGGACATCGTAACGCTCAACGTTCGCTGGCCCCATGTCAACCCACGCTAGTTGTGGGTTTGATGTGCCTTCGGTAAGTAGGAAACCCTCCCAAGTCCAGCCCCATGTACTAGGCCATTCTGGCTCAGTCGTCCCTGATGTTCCCGCTTGTCGGCATTCGTATACCCTGCCATTTGGAGTGGTGCCTACTACCCGATCACCGACTGCGTAGACTGTGCTTGCAGTCCAAGTTTCAAAGCGCTCGTGCTCATCTAAGATGATGCCAATGTCGGTAGTAGACACGGCGGGATATTGCGCCGCTTGACTGTATAAAGCAACTCTTCCAATAGCATCGGCACGGCTTAGGCTCATGGTTCCAGTATCCCACACAAAGAAAAACCCCCGGCACGTCTGCCGAGGGTCTTTGTGTCGGTTGCGGTATTACTCCGCACTGCCTTATGTGTGAGCTGCGATAAGGCCAATGAAGGAACCAGGGACACGAGCAGAAGCCGTGGCGTTGTAATTACCAGCATCAAAGCAGTTAACCGAGAAGCGCTCGGTAGCCTTGAATGCCCAGCTGTCCTCAACAAAGTATCGTTGATCGGACATCTCGATTGTGATGCCTCGGCGGTCGCCGAATGCTACACCCTTGCTAAGGTCTGCAAGGAATGCAACCGGAGTATCAATCGCCGGCGTTGCTGGCATATTCTGGACGAATACAACAGGGAGACCGTAGAGGAGTGGCTGAACACCATAAGCATTCTGGATAGCGTCGATGTTATTTCCACCCAATGCCGCGAGTTTGTCGGCAATACCGGTGTAAAAGAAGTTTTTATGCATATACCATTTAGGTTGGTCGGCATATGTTGGAAGCTTGCCGATCATGTTCTGTAGGTTGGCAAGTGTAAAGCCAGACCATCCAGCACCAGTACCAGCAGCACCAACGACAGCGCCTGCAATATTGCCATAGTTAGCATATGCACCGGATGCCAAGTCGGTAAGCGTTCGTCCCATACCAACCAAGCCCGAAGCATCCGAGCCGGTCAAAGCCGAGTTGAAAACAACACGGTCTTCTTCCTTCGCCAAGTTGTAGGCAAAGTCACGAGCCAGAGCGTTTCCAACGTCAACAACCGAGTCTTCGTTAAGTTCCTTCGACACGATGGTCAAGATTGCCATCTTCTTAGCGGTCAAGCTAATTTGTGCAAAGGTCATCGAGGAATCGGTAATAGCGGTGTTTTCACCCGGATAGTAGACCGTGGTGCTCGCAGTGGCATTCGGTACCAACTGAACGTCCGAGGTCATCGGAATAATGCGGCAGTTCTGGCGAGCTGCACCGTATTGCTCACGGAGGTATACAAGATCAGCGGAAAGCAGATCCGGTGTAAGGTATCCACCAGCGGTTGTTGTGCCTTCGACCTGTGCCTTGAAGTGACCGTTAGCCTTGAGCCATTCAGCAGACCGCTTGTTTCCAGCGACAGCCAATGCAAACTGTCCCATAACGTAGCCCTTGTAGGACTGCTCATCACGGGTACC